GTCTTGTATTTTGGTATTGCTAGAGTTGGTAATGTCATTAATATATCTCCTAGATTGTTTCCCAATCAGTATAAGCAAATAGAACATCGAAAGTTTCAACTACGTTATTGGCATCATACGCCAAAGAAATAGATGAAATTGTGGTTGGATATGCTTCATAACAACGCACGGTTTTAACTTTCTTCATATCGTTAGATAATTGTGTAATATCGATTGTTCCATAATACTGTTCAGGAAAAGCGAAGGTGTTCGTTGTTTTATCGTAGATATAGTTATACCAAGATTCAAATAGTATTCTTTCTTTGTGATCTTGTGACACTCGAAAAATCAATCTAAGTTCAGAGTAAATATTGTCGTATGGCATTTTTGATTGTACTGGCTTGCCTCTACGAACATCAAATGTGGCTAATGATTCTCCCGGCATAACAGCAGAAGTACAATTGAAATTTGTTTCCTTGACAAATTTATCAAATTGTGGTATATTTCCAGCCTTGTTGATAGACATGTTCACCAAGTATTTTGTTGGCTTAGCAAATCCTACTGTTTTCGACATAATATCGTTGTGCTCTACTGTCGAACCTAATGACGGCGAGAAAAGTTCCAAACTTGGAATACTAGGTAAAGCATCACCAAGAACTTTGACAGCAGAATTAAAGCCGGGGATATTATTGGCTATAGCTTGTATAGAAGTTATGGAACTTTGTACATCGCCTAAACCGCGTGCCAATCTAGAAACATTACCTAAGCCGGGAATAACTTCTTCAATTGCGTTTATTGAAGAAATAGCACCACTGACATTGCCTAATTGTGCCACCGCAGACGAAATTGAATTTATACTTGATACATTAGAAGCAAGATCGGAAATCGATCTTGTCGCAGATTGTACATTGCCTAATGTTGATGTGGCGGATGAAATAGAATCGAAAATTGACATATTATCCTCTTATTTGTTTCTGTGCATTTTCGCTAGCGGCAGATATATAACATTTTCCCATTCTTCTTTTGGAATAAGCAATAAATTACTTCTAAAATGTGAAAACAAATACATTTTCACTGCTGGCTTGAATCTTTTCTGTTTAGCTAAAGCAGATAAAGTGGTGGCGGCGATTTGTGGGTATTTACGTTTTCCTGCCGCTTTCAATAAAAACGACAATAATTTCGCTCTGACAACAGGATCTAGGTGATGCAGCGAAAGACCGTAAATATGTCGTCTGTCTCCGCTTATTCTCCAGAAAAAAGTCAGCGGAGCAGCATCCCAGATTGGTAAAGTATCCTTGTATTTGGCTTCATATCGACACAAATATAATTTTCCCGATTCTGGTCTTGTGACTTCTTTGAAGCCTGTTTTTCCGATTTTTATTTTTAACCAAAGAATAGACTGCCTTGTTTTGGTCAGTATATTGGAACCAGCAGATTTTAATTTAGAAAGAAAACTCATATGATTATTTAGCTAAGCGAACTAAATAACTTCATGGCCTATTCTGGATATTTCACACCACTGAACCCAGCAAAATGGATTATATCAAAAAATGGACTAGGCGGCGGTCGAATACGCTATCGTTCTTCATGGGAGCGAAAATTTATGGGCTGGGCAGATCGTCACACATCTGTTATTCGTGTTGCTTCTGAAGAGGTAATTGTACCTTATCGTTCTCCTTTAGATGGAAAGGTTCATCGTTATTATCTTGATTTTTTCATTGAGCTAAAAGACAAGAACGACAATATTCGTTCTATAATCATTGAGGTGAAACCGAACAAGGAAACAAAGCCTCCAAGACAGAAGAAGAATCAGCGCAGATACTTGAAAGAATGTAAAACCTACGCAGTAAATCATGCTAAATGGCTAGCAGCAAAAGAATACGCCAAAGCTAGAGGATGGGAATTCAAGATCATGACTGAAAAAGATTTGGGCATAGCTAAATAATAGTATGCCAAGAATATCACGACAAGAATCGCTAACTTATCCAATTGACCTTGATAGCAATACTTTTGTTCAGTTTTCGCCTATGGTTCCTGTTGCCAGTTCAGACAATCAACCAAGTCAGACAGGAAGCAGCACACAGATAGCTAACAAAGTTCGTCATCATGAAAAGAAGGCTACAATTTCTTTATATCATCCAGAAATGGGAAATTCTAATTCTCAAGTTGAGTGGGAAGCGGAAGATACAGGATTGATTAAGCGTCTTATGGTAGACGGGAAAATGATATACAATGAATCAACCAGTATATCGAAATCATATGACGCTATCAAAAAGGCAATTGGAGATGTTGCTCCAGATTTATTTCTTGGTGGTGTTGTTCGATCAATGATAAACAAAGACAATCAAGCTATTCAAAATCCAATGAAAGATATGTTTTTCAAGGGTGTTGGATTTCGTGAATTTTCATTCTCTTTCACCTTTGCTCCAAAGTCAGAGCAGGAATCAGAGAAAGCTAGAAACATTGTCACGACTTTCAAACGGTACGCGCATCCAGACGAAGTAAACGCAACACTAACATATCCGCCAATGTGGTCGATTTATGCTCAGAGAAATGGCGTGGAGATTCAGCAGTTTCATCCTTCGTATCTTACCGCAGTAAATGTTGATTTTGTTCCAAATCAAGTTGTAGCAAACTATACTAATGGCGCACCGACAAATATCAAGCTAGATCTAACGTTCAAAGAATCGAAAATTGTTACAGCGAAGGATTTCACAAATCTGAAACGCGGGAGTTATGGTTACTAATGTTTTTTGATATGTTTCCAAATCTAACAGTGAACAATACAACTACAGTGGACATTACGCGTAGATCTTATATACCGGATAACGTTAAAACCAAAACTGACTTTTTCTATATGTATGATGTCAAAGACGGGGAAAAGATCGAAGACGTAGCTTATGATGCGTATGGTGACGCAGAGTTACACTGGATTATAATGCTGATGAACGATATTATTGATCCATTCATCGATTGGGCTATGAGCACATCAGAATTAAATCGATACATTTTAAAAGTATATACTGGAACAGGCAATGTCGCGAATGCTCCAGATGGTACACATCATTGGGTATTAAACGGTGTGACGTACAATTATGCTCACGCTGGCGCAGTTAGCGTATCCAACAGACAGTATGAAATCGATAGAAATGAAACAAAACGATCAATCAAAATGTTGAGAAAGGAATATGTAGATCAAGTGATTTCAGAGATGGAAACTCTGCTTAGATGACTAAATTACAGTATCAAGGTAGTATCAAAGTTGTAGCTGTTAGATTGACTTCTGACGGTGGGCAATCTGTTGACATTTCAAAGTTGTTTCAAACTGCTTCTATTTACGAAGACATTTTCGCCAATTCTATGTCTGGCCATATTACAATGACCGAGACTTTTAATCTTCCAGAAGTTGTTCCAATTATCGGCGAAGAAACAATAGAGTTCGAGTTCAAATCTTACAAGAGTCATGCTAACAGAACTTTCAAGAAAGCTTTTCGTGTAACAAAAGTATCAAACTATGTAATCGACAAAAATAATAGCATGGTTTCATACACCATAGATTTCATCAGTTCAGAATTTGAGAAAAATCAGAAGTTGCGTTTGAATCGTTCATTCGGTTCAGAGAAAACTCCAATGCTCGCTTCAGACATTGTTTCAGAAGTTTGCGACAAGATGTTGGGAATTCCTAAATTCAAATTAACATCAGATACAACCAAATTTCCTAGAAATATCGTATGTTCTAACTGGTCGCCCTTTCAACTTTTCAATCATCTAGCGGAAACCGATATTGTCGACCCAGCGTCGCAAGTAGTAAACAAGGCTTCAACATATCTCTTCTATGAAGACAGAACAGGATTCAAATTTATACCGATAGCCAAGTTGATGGAAGATAGACTACACGACTCTGATACGATGAGAGTGTTGTCATTTGATCCCGTACTAAAAACCAATACTCTTGATGTTCAAACGCCAGAAAATCAGGTGATTGATTTTCATATTGAGAAATTTGCTAACAATTTAGACAATACTATGAATGGCATGTACAGCAATCGATATGTTTATCATGACATCATAAACAAGACACTGACAGAATCGATTGTGGACTATTCTAACGTGTTTGATGCTATGTCGCACCCAGATGGTAAACGTTCGTATTCACTCAGAACATATCGAACACAGAATACAAAGGAATCAACTTTATTACTTCCGGCAGAGTATCATTATGGTAATGATTTATCGGGTACACGAAAATGGAAGCAAGAAAGAAGAATCGCTTTACAAGAATTCAAAAATTACAATTTGGTTGTAACTGTTTCTGGTAGCACAAGATTCAAACTTGGTTCAATTCTTGATTGTAAATTACCTTCACCAAGAAAGAAGTCTGACGGAACAACAGATAACTATGCTCAGCTATCTGGTAAATATCTAGCAACCAAGATTCGCCACGATTTCTCTATGAATCATTACTATCAAACTATGAATTTATCCAAAGGCTCACAGAGGAAAATATGACATCATCGTTGGGGACAGAAATGTTTGGTTGGGTTGGTGTTGTTGAAGATAGAAACGATCCTTTACAGCTAGGCAGAGTTCGTGTTAGAATTGCTGGACTACATTCAAAAAAATTGGTAGAAGATAGTATAACAGGCGAAGGAATTCCTGTTACGTCATTACCGTGGGCACATCCGGGAATGCCAATCACTAGCGCATCTATGAATGGCATTGGTGATACGCCAATCGGGCCGGTAGAAGGCACTTGGGTTGGTGGTTTTTCACGCGACGGAAGAGCTTGTCAAAATCTAATTTACACTTATACATTGCCGGGAATCAATAAAAATTCACCAATAGACGAAGGTTTTAATGATACCGCAGCAACCATTCAAACAACGAATAGACCTCATCCAGTAGGAACACAAGGTGAGTTATTCCCTAGATCAAATCATATCAATGAACCCGATACAAATAGATTAGCTAGAAATCAGAATATCAATAAGACGATTGTTCAGAAGAAACGTGACACTGAAGATAAATCGGTTCCTACTGCTAATGGTTCAACATGGAACGAATTGACAACCGCCTATAACGCAAAGTATCCGTTCAACCGAGTAAATGAATCAGAATCCGGTCATATTTCAGAGATCGATGATACGCCAAACGCTGAACGTCTTCATACGTATCATAGAACAGGTACATTTGAAGAAATTCATCCAGACGGATCGAAGGTAACTAAAGTTGTTGCTGATAATTATGAGATTGTTGCTGGTTCAGATTTCGTTCATGTTAGTGGTGATGTTAATGTAACAATAAATGGTAATTGTAATTTGCTTGTTGAGAAGAATTTAACTACTCATGTAAAGGGCGATTATAATCTAACCGTTGATGGTCATCTAACTATGATAGGTCATCCAATAGACTTGAATCCATAATGCCAGCGGTTCATCGAAAAGGTGACATGGGAACAGGTCACTCTCCGTGGCCACCAAGACCAAATGATCAAGGTAGCAACAACGTAAATGTTAATTCTATTCCAGTTCATCGTGAAGGAGATCATTGGACACCTCACGCAGCACCGGGAGCAATTCCTCATGACTCTAATCTCGCTAAAGGTTCTTTAACGGTTTTTGTAAACGGAAAAGGTATCGCTAGAATTGGAGATCCAGTTGCCTGTGGTTCTAAATGTGCTTCAGGAAGTTCTAACGTCTTCTCTGGATGATGTAGAAGAGAAATCTAAATGAAGTAATTGAACCACGTAGGCGCAGCCGGAGTACCGAAGCACGTAGTGCGAAGGTTCAGTTTAATGTTGTTGTCTATTCTCTATAGATTGTTAACTATACTCTTTAGATGTTAGATAATGTCTTGACTATTCTCTATAGATTGTTCTATGTTGTTTTCTACAATACATTGAAGAAAATAAAGTAATGCGCGATTGCGTAGCAATTGCAGCCACCGAAGCCGTTAGGCGAAGGTTCAAGTTCAGCGTCATTAGACTGTGGTTGACGAACTTCAAGGGAAATTTTCCCTCAACTGTTGGCTCTTCA